GGTACCTGAGGATATAGAGAAATTTGTTAAACAATTTATTGATGTAGATGAAATATTTGAATCATTATTATTAAATAAATTAAAAGAGTTATATATTGATTTAAAATGGGAATTTCCACCACTAAATCCAAATGTCAATAAATTTTTCTCATTCTCATAATATTTATTAACACATAAAATATTACAATTATGAAACTAATAAATTCTTGGACATCAACTAGAAAACAAAAAGACAAATTCGAATTCACACTTCGTGTTGGTAAATTAACTGTTTTCGAAATTAGCGTGGACATTTCATCAAAATCAACAAAACTGATATTCTTAAACATAGGAATGCAGTCTTAAGCTTGGCTTAGTAAAAAGGTTTTATTATATTAGGTTATATGACAAAATTAGAGTTACAATCTATTATTGAAAAATATCATCTTGACGGTCTAGTAGAAAATGTCAAGTGGATAATAAATAAAGACAAATCATTATCAATTGACTTTACATCTCCTTCAAGGGAGATGATAGGGTCAGTTGTATATAATGATTTTCCTTTGCCTGAATCTACTATAGGCATAAACAATACATCACAACTATACAAATTACTTAGTATTACTGAAGGTGATTTACAACTAGATTTGTCTAAAGAACAAAAAGTAATCACAAAATTACTTATCTCAGACAAACAATTTAGTCTTAATTATTCTTTAGCTGATATTTTAACTGTTCCTAAAGTAGGTAAATACACAGGTACTGAGGATTATGATATTGAAACTATATTAAATAATGATATTATAGGAGCATTAATTAAAGCTAAAAATGCTTCAAATAGTGAAAATGTAGTATTAGAATTAAATAGTGGAATAGCAGGTGATTTACAATTAGATTTTATTTTTAATGGTGATGTAGAATATGCTAATAAAGTTACATATACTATTAAAGAAATAACATCTAAAACATCAATTGGTTTTAATTTAAAATATAGTTCTGAATTATTAAAACAAATATTTGTTAACAATAAAGGAGCTGATTTAGGAAAATTATTTTTAAATTCAAATGGTTTAATGAAACTTGTATTTGAATATAAAGATTTAAAAAGTACCTATTACGTTGTAGCAAAAGAAATTTAATTTTATAAAAATAAGTTATGTCAACAAAAAAACAAGCGTTATCATCTTTAACATTGATTAAAGATCCACTTATTGAACCTTATTTCATAGGGAAAGATTCAAGTAGTTACACTATCTATGAATCTATGAAAATAGGAGCAAATAATAAAGGTCGTGGTCGCAAGACTCGAACAACAGAAGGTATCAAGCCTTTATCATTCCACACTAGTTTTGGTTCATGCTTATCAGCATTAGCAAAACTAAAAATCGAAAATCGTCCTGTCTATAATTCAATTTCAGAATATGTGGCTGAATGGAGACGAGTAAAAGAAGAAATCAATAACATAGTAAATATAGAAGAATAATGAAACAGTTAAAAGCAACATTTAACGCGGTTATAGTTAAACCTCGAGATGAGGAAGAAACTACATATGGAAATATTGTAGTACCGGATTTGGGTAAAGAAAAAGCACTTATTGGTACTATTGTATCTGTAGGACCAGGCCAATCATCATTTAGTGGAGATTTTATTCCTACAGTAATGAAAGTAGGAATGGAAGTAATGCTCCCAACAATGGGTCCTAATAAAATTGAATTAGAAGGACAAGAATATTGGGTGTGCCCTGAAAATCAAGTTTTAGCAATTATTGAAGATACAGAACAAAGTCAAATAACATTAGAAATTACTAACGGATAAATATGAGTAAAATTATAGAATTTGGGCCTGAGGCCAGAGAAAAATTAGTTAAAGGTATTGACAAATTAGCTAATGCAGTAACATCAACATTAGGTCCTAATGGACGAAATGTTGTTATTTCAAACAATCAAGGCTACCCACAGTCAACTAAAGATGGTGTGACAGTAGCTAAAAATATCTCACTTGAAGATCCAATTGAAGAATTGGGTGTACAACTTGTTAAACAAGCTGCTATCAAAACAGCAGACGGAGCAGGTGATGGTACAACTACTTCAACATTGTTGGCTCAAGAAATGGTTAAAAATGGTTTATCATCATTAAACCAAGGTGCAAACGCTGTTACTATTAAGCGAGACATTGATAAAGCAGTTAAAGAAGTAGTAATATCACTTCGTAAAGATATCTCACAAGATATTAGTTCTGAAGAACAACTTAAACAAGTAGCAACAATTTCTGCTAATAATGATCCTGAAGTAGGACAGTTAATTGCTACAGCGATGGAGAAAGTAGGTCGTGAAGGTGTTGTTTATATTGAAGAAGCAAAATCTGAAGACACATATCTTGAAACAGTAGAGGGTATGCAATTTGATAGAGGCTACAAATCTCACTTCTTTGTGACTGATAATAACACAATGACTTGTACTTTAGAGAATCCATTTATTTTAATTGCAGATAAAAAATTTCAGTCAATTAAAGAATTGTTACCTATCTTAGAAGGTATTGGAGCACAAAGTAGACCATTGCTTATTATAGCTGAAGACATTGATGGTGAGGCATTAGCAACATTGATTGTTAATAAAATGAGAGGCACAATTAAAGTATGTGCTGTAAAAGCTCCTGACTTTGGTGATCGTAGAAAACTTATTTTAGATGATATTGCTGTCTTGACAGGAGGTCAAGTATTTAGTACTGATAAGGGTATGAAGCTAGATAAGTTCAATTGGGACTGGTTTGGTCAAGCCCGATTAGTAACAGTAAATAAAGATCAAACAACTATTGTTGATGGAAAAGGACAGTCTGAAGGAATACAAACACGTATTGAAGAACTTCAACAGCAAATCGAAAAAGCAAAAACACCATTTGAAAAAGAAAAACTCCAAGAACGATTGGCGAAATTCGTCGGAGGAGTAGCTATTATTCACGTTGGTGGTAATACCGAAACTGAGATTAAAGAAAAGAAAGACCGTGTTGATGATGCGCTTCAAGCAACTAAAGCCGCAATTGAAGAAGGTATTGTACCTGGAGGCGGTGCAGCTCTAATTTACGCTCGTGAAGCAATCACTAACCGAGATACAATTGGTGGTAAGATTGTTTACAAAGCATGTTCAGCACCATTTATGAAAATTCTTACTAATGCTGGTTATGAAAAAGAAACAGCATTTGGATTAATAAATAACTTCAACCCAACTGATAATTGGAATGGTTATAATCTTGAAACCGAAGCATTTGTTAATATGAAAGAAGCAGGTATCATTGATCCATCTAAAGTAACAAGATGTGCTATTGAAAATGCAGCATCAGTAGCTGGAACAATTCTATTAACAGAATGCACTGTCGTAGATAAGCCTGAAGATAAAAAACAGGATGATATGATGGGCGGAATGGGAGGCATGTTCTAATGGTAGAAGAAAAAAACATATTGATCGCTAGGAGACAAGCTCCTGGTGATCAATGGTTTTTAGTTAATGATGAAAAGACTATATATAAATCATTAACTGAAACACTAGAAGCATATTATCAATACAGTACAGATAAGCCTCAAGCGTTCAGACTTGAACCACTAAAAGGAGAGTTATATGTTATTACTACAGGTGAAGTAGTATCTCCACCACCTAAAAAGTATAACATTTACGGAGATAGGTAATATGTATAATAAAATATTATTATGAGTAAAGAATTCTTAAAAATGCAGAAAACAGCTGGTTTAATCACTGAATCAGAGTATAAAGAAAAGTGCGAGTGTACTCTTAATGAATACCAAACAGATCTTTCTATTAAGCAAGAAGTATCTCATCCTGGGTCAAAAATTGATGTAAAATTATATAATGATGGGGCTGTTCAATTTTGTAAAGATAATAAAATGGTAACAGCGTTTAAATTTACCTTACCAAGTAGATCCGAAGAAGCATTTGGCCTAATTAAAAATTATTTTGAAAACAATCCAAATGATATTATTAATGAAAAAAATCTTTTAAGTGATATCTTTAAAAAGATTAAAGAATCTGAAAAAGAAGATATAAGATATATTGGGACTATACAGTATATAAACAGGAGTTATTCTAATGAATGTGGAGTAAAGGGGATACAACAAATATCTTGGGCTAGATAATAATAATCTTAAAAGAAATATATTAAAATTTGGCCTTCGGGCCATTTTTTATTATATTAGGTTATATGAAAGAAAATAGTTTATTTGTAGAAAAATATAGAAGCCAAACATTAGAAGACTATGTTGGTAATGAACAACTAAAACAAATTATTGGTAAATATATTGAAACCAATGATATTCAAAATCTTTTATTGTATGGTACACCTGGAACAGGTAAAACAACACTTGCCAAAATTATAGTTAATAATATTGACTGTGATTATCTATATATAAATGCATCAGATGAGAGAGGTATTGATACTATCCGAGATAAAGTACAAGGTTTTGCATCATCTGCTTCATTTAAACCACTTAAAGTTATTATATTAGATGAAGCTGATTTCTTAACAATTCAAGCTCAAGCATCACTTAGGAACATTATTGAGACTTATTCACGTACTACTCGATTCATTTTAACCTGTAATTATCTTGAGCGTATTATTGATCCTCTCCAATCCAGATGCCAAGTATTAAAGATTACTCCTCCATCTAAAAAAGAAACAGCACAACATGTAGCTAATATTTTAGAAACAGAAGATGTAAACTATGAAATATCTAATCTAGCATTAGTAGTTAATAAGTACTATCCTGACATCAGAAAAATACTTAACACATGCCAGACTAATATTATTGAAAATACTCTTAAAATAGATGAATCAATACTAATATCAGGTTATAAAGACAAGTTGCTTAAAGAACTTAAATCACCTAATAAATCTAGTTTTAAAAATATTAGACAAATAATTGCTGACTCCAATATTGAGGATTTTGAAGATGTATTTAGATTCTTATATGATAGTATGGATGAATATGTGAAAGATGATATGAATAAGGGGATTATCACTATTACTATAGAAGAGTATATGTTCCACGCCAATTTTAGAATAGACAAAGAAATCAACACCTGTGCATTAATAGCTAAAATTTTACAAGTTATATGAATAAACAACAACAACAATTAAATGTCAACATTGACATTAAGGCTACTCAGCCTATCACAGCTCCAAATGGTAATCAAGTATTTACTGAGGGAGTAATTTTAAGAAAAGTATCTAAATTCGTAGCAGGTACACCTGAAGATGCAATTATACCAGTACCTTGTTTTTTTGATCCAACAAATGGACAAGTATTGATTGAAATGCTTCCTAAAGAATTAAGAGAAGAGTATGAAACATACAACCAAGAAAGAAGTAAGTAAAAAATTAACTATTTTTGATTGGTTGAAGGAAATAACCTACAACAAGTCACCATGGAATTCATTTACTGAGGAAGACAAAGAATCATTTAACCCATATATGATTCATCGATTCCTCAGTATGAATCCTGACTATGTGGACTTTGTAAACACTGTACAAACAGTTCCATATACTAATAAAGAAAGAGTATATAATATATATTTATATACGATACCTAAAAAAGATATGTGGTTAAAATATATTAAATCAACTAAAACTAAGAGACAAGAGGCTATGCTTAAGCATATTGCTACTTATTATGAGTGCTCTTTAGGTGAAGCTGAAGAATATGCTGACATATTAAAAGATACAGGTGTTAAAAGTATCTTAAAACAATTAGGTGTTGACGATAAAGAAATTAAAAAGTTATTAAAATAATGGACAGTATTGTAAGCTCAATTATAAAGCAGTTTGAAGAACGAAGCATTAAAGGTAAAGAAAAATACGGCACTGACTTAGACAGAAAAGATTTAACTTTACTAGAATGGATTGAACATGCTAAACAAGAACACATGGATGCTATCTTGTATTTAGAAAAAATCAAACACGAAATACTACAAGGTGAAAGTCCCATCGATTGTTAAAAGAATACAAAGCTATACTCCACAAGAAGTAAACTACGCTTTCCAAAAGAATATATCTTATAGCCAGTTCTCTATTTTTAAAGAATGTCCTCATAAATGGGAATTACTTTATAAAGATGGATTACAACAATATACTTCAACTATCCATACAGTATTTGGAACTGCAATGCATGAAGCATTACAGCACTATATAACAATAATGTTTGAACAAAGTGCTGCTGAAGCTGATAGATTTAATGTAGAAGAATATTTTGAAGAACGATTTAGAGAAACATATTTAAAAGAATACAAATCTAATAGTAGTACTCATTTTAGTTCATCAGTTGAGATGAGAGAATTTTTTGATGATGGAATAGCTATTATTAATTTCTTTAAGAAAAAACGAGGACAATACTTTAGTAAACGAGGATGGTTTTTAGTAGCATGTGAACTACCTATAGTAATAGTACCAGATAACAAATTTAAAAATGTGTTATACAAAGGTTATCTTGATTTGGTATTATATCATGAACCTACAAATACATTTAAGATAATCGACTTTAAAACATCTACTAGGGGATGGAATGATAAGACTAAGAAAGATGAAGGTAAACAATTTCAATTAATACTTTATAAAAATGGCTTTAGTAAGCAATTTGATATTCCTGAAGATAATATTGAGGTTGAGTTTTTTATCTTAAAAAGAAAAATATGGGAAGAAAGTGAATTTCCTCAAAGTAGAATTCAAGAATTTGCTCCACCAAGTGGAAAAATTAAGATGAAAAAAGCAGTCACTGCTTTAAATGAATTTATAGAACATAGTTTTAATCAAGATGGAACTTATAAGGATAATAAATATCCTATAACAGTCAATGAAAATTGCAAATACTGTCCATTTAATGATAAAAGAGATTTATGTTCTAAATAATTCTTATATATTTATATACAAAAATAATGTTATGAAAAATCAACATACGACTTCTGTTAAAATAGATGAAACGTTATGGGAAGATTTTAAAGTAAGTTGTGTTAAACATAAATTTTCTTTACAAAAGCTTGCCGAGCGCACAATTCATTTATATCTTACAGACGAAGAATTTAGAAAATCAATTCACAATCACAATAAATTAGAACGATAAACAGTTTTATGAATTCAAGTTTTGCGTATTTACCTCAAAATGAGAGGAAAAAAATACTTCTTATATGCGATGATATAAGAGTACACTCAGGAGTAGCTACAGTAGCTAGAGAATTAGTATTACATACAGCCCAACATTTTAATTGGGTCAATGTAGGTGGTGCTATAAATCATCCTGAACAAGGTAAACGATTAGATTTATCTCAAGACACAAACAATAACACTGGTTTAACTGACAGCTCAGTTACTTTATATCCAACTCACGGATATGGAGATGCTCGCTTAATTAGACAACTGATTACCACTGAAAAACCAGATGCTATATTCTTAATCACAGATCCAAGATATTTCACTTGGTTATTCCAGATTGAGAATGAGATTAGAAGAAAGATGCCTATTGTATATTTGAATATTTGGGATGACTACCCAGCACCACTATATAATAAAGCATTTTATGAATCATGTGATGCATTATTAGCTATTTCAAAACAAACTAAAAACATCAATGAATTAGTATTAGGTGATAAAGCTAAAAATAAAATCATAGAATATGTTCCTCATGGTTTAAATCATGATATATTTAAACCTCTTGATAATACTCCTGAACTAGTAGAGTTTAAGAAAAAATTATTTGGAGGAAAAGAAATTGATTTTGCTTTATTCTTTAATTCTCGAAACATCAGAAGAAAACAAATTCCTGATACAATGTTAGCTTATAAATTGTTCATAGATCAGTTATCTGAAGAACAAGCAAAACGTTGTGCTTTTGTTTTACATACTCAAGTAGTAGATGAAAATGGTACAGATTTAGGAGCGGTTAAAGAAATGTTATTTGGTAATGATGAGAAATATAATATTATATTCTCTAATCAAGCACTTCCATCTGACCAAATGAATTTACTTTATAATAGTACTGATTGTCAAATTCTATTAACAAGTAATGAAGGTTGGGGATTAAGTTTAACTGAAGCTATTCTATCAGGCAAACCAATTATTGCTAATGTAACTGGAGGAATGCAAGATCAAATGCGCTTCTCTAAAAATAATAAATGGATTGATTTTGATGCTGATTTTCCTTCAAACCATAATGGTACAATTAAAGAACATGGTGAATGGGCATTCCCAGTCTACCCGACTAACCGTTCAATTCAAGGTTCTCCATTAACACCTTATATTTGGGATGATAGATGTACAGCAGAAGATGCTGCTGAACAAATCAATAAAGTATATCAATTATCTAAAGAAGAAAGACAAGCACGAGGATTAGCAGGTCGTGAATGGGCTTTAGGAGATGAAGCAGGATTTACAAGTGAAAAAATGGGAGCTAGAGTTATTGAAACATTAGACAATTTATTTGCTACTTGGAAACCAAGAGAAAAATATGAATTAGTTAACACTAATCAAACTGAAATAAAAGTTGTACCACATAAATTAGTATATTAAAATGAGCAAACCAATGTTTATTATAAGCGCTCCTGTAGACACATACTCAGGATATGGCGCACGTTCTCGAGATTTAGTTAAAGCAATTATTGAAACTGATAAGTATGATGTTAAAATTGCTCCTCAAATGTGGGGTAATACACCTTGGGGTTTCACAGATGATAATCCAGAATGGTCATTTTTAAAAAGTTATTTCTTAAATTCACCACAATTACCTAAACAACCTGAAATTTGGATGCAAATTACAGTACCAAATGAATTTCAACGTGTAGGTAAATTTAATATTGGAGTAACAGCAGGTATTGAGACTACTTTATCTCCTGGTGATTGGATTGAGGGTATTAATAGAATGGATTTAACATTAACATCTTCTGAACACTCTAAATCAACATTTGTTAATACAGTGTTATCTAAAGTAGATCAACGTACTAACCAGCAAGTAGGAGAAGTTAAAGTTGAAAAACCACTTGAAGTATTATTTGAGGGTGTAGATACAAATGTTTATAAAACAATAGATAAGAGTGAAATTAAAAACATCAACTTAGATGATATTAAAGAACAATTCTGTTACTTGTTTGTAGGACATTGGATGCAAGGTGATATAGGTGAGGATAGAAAAAATGTTGGATTACTAATTAAAGCATTCTATGAATTATTTAAAAATAAAAAACAACGTCCCGCTCTTATCTTAAAAACATCTCAAGTAGGTTCCTCTTATATGGATAGAGATGAGATATTAAAAAAGATTAATTTTATCAAAAATACCGTTAATTCAGTTGATTTACCAAACATTTATTTATTACATGGAGAATTTAGTGACTCTGAGATGAACGAGTTATATAACCACTCTAAAGTAAAGGCAATGGTAAACTTAACTAAAGGTGAAGGATTCGGACGTCCATTATTAGAATTCAGTTTAACCAAGAAACCAATTATCACAACAGCATGGAGCGGTCATATTGATTTCTTAAAATCAAATATGTCTATACTACTGCCTGGTAATTTAACAAATGTTCATCCAAGTGCTGCTAACAATATGTTACTAAAAGAATCACAATGGATGTCCGTAGATACAGGTCAGGCGGGAGCATATCTAAAAGATGTATTTGAAAATTATAAAAACTATACTGAAAAAGCTAAAATGCAAGGTTCATATAGTAAAAATAATTTTAGTTTTGAAAAAATGAAGGAACAAATAGATACTATATTAACAAAATATGTTCCTGAGTTTCCAAAACAAGTAGAACTAAAATTACCTCAATTAAAGAAAATTGAATTACCAAAACTTAAAAAAATAGAAAATGACTGATCAAATAATCAACTGTCCTAAATCAGGAGGAGATTTATGTTATGTAACAGAAGTTTCACCTACAATTAAATTATATTCATCTTTATCTTGTGGATACTGGACTAATAGTTTAATGACTGAGGATAGTGAGTTCTATAAAGAACAAATAGAAACATTACCTGAGTTATATAAAGCATTAGCTTGGAAAGATGAAGAAACAGATTTAATATGGCTTCCTCAAACAATCAATGAACCTAAACAAGGTATGGTGTTTGCAAATGGAGTAGAGGCTTCAAACTGGAAATGGGCAGCTGTAAAAGCTACTCCAGTAACAGAAGAGGAAAAAGAAAAATATCCAATTCCTAAACAACCAGGTAAATTCTATGAATATAGAATGGATATGACTTCCATCCAGCATTTTGAAGAACGAGACTTTATGGATGCTCTCTCATATATAGGATTATTACCTTAAACTTGGCTTTAAGTAAAAAATTATTATATTGCAATTATGAGAATTAGTTACGCAATAACAGTATGTAATGAACTAGACGAAATAAAACGTCTAGTTCCTTTTCTCCACCAATATAAACGTCCTGAAGATGAAATTTGTGTTTTATTAGACAAGCCAAAAGCATCTCAAGAATTATTAGACCAAATACATAGATATTCATCTGCTAATTGGATTACTTTAAAAGAAAGTACATTTCAAGGACATTTTGCTGATTGGAAAAATGAATTAACTAAAATATGTTCCGGTGACTATATCTTTCAGATTGACGCTGATGAGTTACCTAATGAATTGTTAATTGAAAATTTACATTCTATATTAGAAAATAATGTAGATGTTGTTTTAGTTCCAAGAGTAAATATAGTTCAAGGTATCACTCCTCAACATCTACAACATTGGGGATGGAAACAAAATGAAAAAGGATGGGTACAGTGGCCTGATCATCAATGGAGAATATACAAAAATAATTCTGGAATTGAATGGAAAAACAAATTACATGAGATTTTAGATGGTTATAAAACATACGCTAATTTACCTGAATTAGAAGAATATGCTCTATATCATTACAAAACAATAGATAGACAAGAAAAACAAAATAATTTTTATAGTAAGTTATAAACTAAATATGAATAATTTAATAACTTTTTGTATATCTACATATAACAATCTTCCATATCTTAAAATAGCAATTGACTCAGTTAGAAAAAATAGCTATTTTAAAGATGCTCCATTCATTATACATGCTGAGAACTGTACTGATGGTACTAATGAATGGTTATTTGAAAATAAGGATAAATATAATTTAACATTATTAATTGAACCTAAAAATATTGAAGTTAGAGGCATTGGAGGTGGAATGAATGTGTGTGCTGAGCATGTTAAAACTGAGTATATAATGTTTTTACACTCTGATTTTTATGTGACTAAGGATTGGGATATAGAGACTTTAAAAATAGCTCAAAAATATCCAAATAAAAAGTTATGGGTATCTTCTCATAGAATAGAACCCAATATGTTTAATGATCCAAACCAACGCCCAGGAACATTATTAGTCTCACCAGATTATTTTGGAGCGTATTATAATGATTTTCAACAAGAAATATTTGAAGAATGGGCGAGTGAATTTAAAAATATGAACCCAAATATTGAGATCCCAAAAGGTGAGGGAGTATCAGGTTTAATTAAGAAAATAGATTGGGATTTTATAGGAGGTAATGACCCATTATTTACCCCAGCTTCATATGATGATATGGATTTATTTTTACGAATGTTAAATGAGGGATATAAATTTATATTAACAAGTAATTCTTTAGTTTGGCATTTTGGAGCAAGAGGTTCACATCGTTTAGAAGAGAATAATGGCCAAACATCACAAAGACAAAAAGAATCAGAACAAAAAAATATTAAAAAATGGTTGGCAAAGTGGGGAAAATTACCTATATTTGATCAATATGGAATGATAACTAAATTTAATTAAAATATGAAGGGTAAAAAAATTTTTATAACTGGAGGAGCAGGATATTTAGGTAGTAATTTAGTTAAACGTTATTATAATGACAATGAAATCACTATATATAGTCGAGATGAAGCAAAACATTATTATTTAAAAAAACAATTCCCTAACATAAATTGTATTATAGGTGATGTACGTAATTATGATCTTTTAAAAAGAGCATCAGCTGGACATAATATAGGTATTTTTGCTGCTTCTTTAAAACAAATAGAAGCTGTAGATCAAAATGTTGAGGAGGGAGTTCAAGTGATAGTTAATGGAGCTATCAACTCTAGAAGAGTAGCTGAGGAAAATAATTTTGAAGCAGCGTGTTTTATATCATCAGATAAAAGTAGAGCAGCTACAACACTATATGGTTCAATGAAATTTATAGCAGGTGAAGCATTTATAGTTGATGCTGAGAAATCAAATGTAAAATTATCAACAGCAGTATATGGGAATGTATTAAATAGTACAGGAAGTATTATTCCTTTAATTTGGGATGCTATTAGAAAAAAATATAAATTAAAATTATACTCTCCTCAAATGACTCGTTTTATGATAGATATAGAACAAGCAATTGATTTAATTGAATATGGATTACACACTACAGGATATAATATTATACCAAATTTAAAAAGTTTTAAAGTTCAAGATTTATTTGAAATTTATAAAGAAAAATTTGGTCTAGAATATGAATTAGGAGAACCACGTATATCAGAAAAACTTCATGAAGTGATGATATCTAAAGAAGAAGTACCTCGTACATTCTATAATAATAAAAATGATGTGTATTATATGCATTATAAAGATATAAACTCAATCCCAAATAAATTCAGTTGGGAAGAATTTACATCAGATATAACAGTAGTTAATAAACAAGAATTAGAAACAATTTTACAAAGTTATGAATATTTCAAATCTTACTAAATGAATATTATATTAACAGGAGAAAAAGGATTTATAGGTTACCATCTTACTCAATATCTAAAATGGATAAAAAAAGAAAACGTAATTTCTGTTGGAAGAAATTTCCAAAATGAATCTAAAAAATTTACAAATACTGACTGGGTAATACATTTAGCTGGAGTTAATAGAGGAGAAAACGATCAAGAAGTATATGATGGAAATATTAATTTAGCTAAAGATTTAATTAATATTTTTAATGAAAATAAAATAACACCTAATGTTATTTTTATATCATCTATTCAAGAGTCTTTAAATAATAATTATGGAAATTCTAAAATTGAAGCATCTAAATTAATTAAAGAACATTGTAATGAAAAAGGTAAAGAATTTATTTCTTTAAAAATACCAAATGTATTTGGACCTTTTTGTAAACCTAATTATAATTCATTTGTTGCTACTTTTTGTGATAAAATATCTAAAGGAAATAGTCCTGAGATAATTAAAGATAATAAAGTACCATTAATATATGTGCAAGATGTATGTGAAATATTATATGATTCTATTATTCAAACTCAAGAAAAATCATTTGAAGAATATATATACAATATAAATGTATCTGAGATTTTAAGTAGATTAAATCATTTTAATGAACTATATAATAAAAGTGGAATATTGCCTGAATTAAATGATAAATTCAATATTAATTTATTTAATACATTTAGAAGTTATATTAGTCCTTTATCTCAATTAACTAGAAAAATAGATGATAGAGGATATTTAATAGAAATTTTAAAATGTGAATCAAGTCAAACTCAAATGTTTTACTCAGTCACTAAACCTAATATTACTAGAGGAAATCATTTTCATTTTGATAAAATTGAAAGATTTATGATTTTAAAAGGAACAGCCTTAATTGAAATGAGAAAAATAGATAGTGAAGAAATTCTTAGTTGGGTTATTAATGATAGTGATGATTTAACTATTGATATGCCTGTAATGTATACTCATTCTTTAAAAAATATTGGAGATGATGATTTGATATGTTGTTTTTGGACTCAAGAAATTTTTAATCCATTATTCCCAGATACTTATTTTGAAAAAGTTAATTTAATTTAAAAATGATCCAATATAATGAATATTTTCAAGGTGTAGAAGAAGTAAAAAAACTAGGTTTTTCTAATACATCTGATGTTAAAATACCTCTAGAATACTTAGAAAATAAACAATTTATTCTATTTAGAACATGCCACTCATATGGAGATTGGGTTATATTATCTGCTATGCCTAGACTCCTTAAACAAAAATATCCTGACAGCATTGTTGTGATCCCATCACCAGAGTGTATAGCAAAATATTTTTCCCCAGATCCTTGGCTTTATAAACACAATAACCCATTTAATAATATTATAGAAGTATTTAAAAATAATCCTTACATTGATGGGATGATAGACGAGATACCTCTTAATTTCCCAGTATATCATGACCATTTTAGAATATATGATTCAAATAATGCTGATATTCCTTTAATTCAACAGATGTTAAAATTTTGGAGGTTTGAAGATCATGAAATGGAAGATTGCCAACCTGAGTTATATTGGGATGATGAAGAAAAAGAAATTGGAGATAAAATTATTAAAGAAATTTTTGGAGAAGAATCATTTGGGTTTTTATATATAGATGATAAATTTGTAGTAGGAGATGGTAAAAATCATACATGGTACTCAGAAGAAGAAAAACCAGAAAAACTTAAATATAAAAGATCTCTTATTCAAAATGAAATAAATAAATATGATTTACCTTGGTTATACTATTCAGGTAATGATTCTTTTATATATAAAACAAATAATAAAATAATTGATGTTAAAACTATTAATGTTAGTTTACGAGTTCAAAATTATATTAAATCAAAAAGTAAATTAATTATTGGACATCAAGGAGGATATGGAATAGATTGTATGCCTAGATATACTGAATGCCATGTTGTACCTTTAGTTTCCGGATCATTAACAGAACACATTTTATTAGGAACAAATTACTTATATTAATAAACTATGATAGTAGCAACACTAAACCACAATTTACCTGATTTAACTGATAATTTGGTTAATCAATTAAAACGAGATCCATTATTCAATGAATGTGAATTAATGGTTATAGATAATGGTTCAAAAGAATCTTTAGCTAAATCCACAACCCATAGACTAGAAGAAAATATATTTTTTGGAGGAGGTCTTAATGCAGCTATAGATTATTTTTTATCTACTGATCATGATTATTTATATTTTTTAAATAATGATTTAATATTTCATGGTCCTTCATTTTTATCTACATCATTAAAAGAAGCTAAAGAATCAGATGCTGCTGTATATTCACCCTCTGTCATTAACGCTTCAGTTGAACAATGCCATTGGAAACAAATGTGGAACTGGGGGAGAGGATTAAGAGAAGTGAAATGGGTTGATTTTCAATGTCCTTTATTACGTAGAGATATTTTAGAAATTATAAAACAATACCCCGAAGAATTAATATATGGATGGGGTAATGACTTCTATACAGGGTGTATAACTGAACAACATAATCTAAAAACAATAGTTTCAGATATAAATACTATTTGTCATTTAAATTCCCAAACATTTAAGCAAAATAAAATTAATATTGGAGTAAGTGAATTTTGTAGAAAAGCAGAAGAAAATATGTTTAATTACTTTAGGACTTCTGAGATGAATTCATTATATTGGGATTTAAGAAAATACGGAGAAAATTATAATATATGAGATCATTTATAAACCATTTAAGTACAGACAATATATATAATTATTTAAAAGATGAAAAAATTGATCATATTGATTTTTCACTTTTTGTAGATGATATTCCTAAATCACAAAATGATTTATCATCTATAAATATACTTGTTATACAAGAACCAAATGAATATTTTGGTATTCATGATTGGGCTATAGCTAATCAAGATTTATTTTCATTCATACTGACATGGGATGATAAAGTATTAAATAATGTACCTCATTCTATATTTTTTCCATTTGGTAATATTTGGATTACTCCTGAGCAATATGATAAACACCATGATAAAAAATTTGAGATATCTCATTTATGTGGTAAGTTATTAAAAACATATGGACATTCTTTAAGACATGAATTATTAGCTAGAAAAAATGAAATAAAAATACCTACTAATTTTTATGACATTTATGGAGATAGATATAATATTGATAATGCTAGAAAAGGTAAAGAATTTATATTTGGCAATTCTCAATTTGGAGTAGTAATTGAAAATACATCTCATAGAGGATATTTTACTGAGAAAGTAACTGATTGTTTTGCTTTAAAAACTATTCCATTATATTGGGGATGTTCTAATATAACTGACTTCTTTAATAAAGATGGAATAATTAAATTTGATAATGTAGATGATCTTATTTATATATTAAATAATTTAGATGAGAATTACTATCACCAACATTTAGAAGCAGTTGAAGACAATTATAATAAAGCTATTTCATTTGTTGATTATGAAGTTAGAATAGCTAAGAAAATTAAAGAAATTTTCCAATTTAATAATTTAATATGAGTAAAACTAAAACTTTAATTCAAATATTTCCTATGTTAAAGGAAATAGATTATTTAGAAAGAACTTTATTATTATTAAAACAAAATTCTCTTTTTATAGATAGAGAAAAACATCATGTAATACTAGATGTTGTCCTACCAACATCAGACTATCTTACAGATTGGGATAAATCAATATTAAAAAAAGATTATTTTATAAATAGACTTAAAAATTTTGAAAATTATTATGTTAATTGGTGTGATGAATATTCATTCACAACTAATGATGATATAAAAGGTCTTTTAGACTGGTTTAACATTACCATCTCTAAGTATCCAGATGTTGATAACATCATTATTATAGAACCGGATGTAGTATTTGGGCCATATACTTTAAGTTTATACCTAGAATCCAGTATCCAAACAAAAAACATTCACCCTAATTATATCATTACAGCTGAATATATTAAAATGTGGGATACTAGTTGGGATATTATAGTAAATTCAACGTATTTAAATGAACCATTTAATTTTAGAAATACAAATGATGCTATAGTAGACACATATAATTTAAAGAATGATGGGGAAATTAGTTTAAAACCTTTAGTATTTAATAATCAAAAATATTTTAAATTTGGGGGTGGGTGGTTTACATTATATTCTAAATCATTTATAGACACTATAAATTTTCCTAAAGAGTTAAAAGGATATGGAGGTTTTGATAATTATGTGATGAATTTTTGTTATAATAAACCTGATTTAGTTACTCAATATAAAATTGAAAATTTAGTTATTACTGATAAGCATAACTACACTGAATATTATGATAATTATATTCATTCTATTAATAGGAAACAAGATTTATATGAAAAAAATAATAATATAGTGTTTAATCATTTTAAAAATAAATTTGGATTTTAAAAATTGTTTAATATATTTTAAATATGAAAAAATATACTATTGAAAAATACTTAAATTCATCTACTAAAAGATGGGATATTATCAATTATCTAATAGAACAAAATAAATATATTAATTATCTTGAAATTGGGGTAAATGATGCTGATTGTATTAGAAGAATTAAAGCCCCATATAAAGATGGAGTTGACCCATTCCCAGGTTCAGAAGTTGGGGGAGGATATTACCCAGAAATAAATTATCCTATCTCATCAGATGATTTTTTTAAATTAATTCAAGATCATAAAGAAATTAAGTATGATATTATTTTTATAGATGGACTCCATCATTCAGATCAAGTTGATAAAGATATATCTAATTCTTTAAATCACTTAACAAAAAACGGAACCATAGTTCTTCATGATTGTAATCCTCCAGAATATGAAACACAATTAGTTCCTAGAGTGACAGGATATTGGAACGGAGATGTTTGGAAATCAGTAGCTAAAATAAGATATTCAAATCCAAATGTTCAACTAAATGTTATAGATACTGATTGGGGAGTAGGAATATTACAATTTGGTTCACAAAATCTTTATGATAAAGAAAATTTAGATACAATTTTAGATTATAACTATTTTGACCAAAATAGAGAAGAAATACTAAACTTAATCTCAATAGAAGAATTCTATACTAAATATAAAAAAAATATAATATGAAAAATGTATATGATATAACAAATGAATTTGAAAAAGCTTTAGCAGACTATACAGGAGCACCATATGTTATAACTGTAGACAATCAATCTAATGGTTTGTTTTTAGCTCTAATGTATGAGAAAGTACAAGGACTAGAAATTACTATTCCTTCTAGAACATATCCCTCTGTACCATGTGAAATAATTCATGCTGGTGGTAAAGTTAAATTTGAACCAGTTAAAGGTAAAACAATAAAAGGAGCATATCAATTAGTACCTACTAATGTTTGGGACTCAGCCTTAAGCTTCACCGCCGACATGTATAAACCAGGAACACATATGTGTATATCATTTACAGGTCCGTATAAGCATTTTAAATTATCTAAAGGTGGAGCTATTTTGACTGATAGTCATGAAGCTATGTTATGGTTCAAAAGAGCTAGATACTCAGGAAGACGTGAATGTTCTTATCATGATGATCATTTTGATATGTTAGGATGGAATTTTTATATGATGCCTGAATTAGCGGCTAGAGGACTATTATTAATGAATCAGTTTTATAATTTAGACGGTACTAAGAAACATAATACTGATTTAGAGTTACCATACCCAGATTTATCAAAATTTGAAATATATACAAAATCTAATAGATAATGAAATTAGCACTGTATGGTTATGGAGGTCACGCTCGAGAAGTAGCTAATCAAATAAATCAAGATATTACATTTTTTGTAGATGATAATTATATAAATGAATATACCCAACCTATTTCTTTATTTGATCCAAATGAATATTTAATGATGGTAGCTGTAAGTGATCCTAGAGTTAGATATGATATGGTTCAAAAATTATCTAAAGAAACTAAATTCTTTACTTTTATTCATCCTACAGTATTAATAATGGATGATAATATTGAAATTGGAGAGGGAAGTTTTATTGGAGCTAATTCAATATTAACTACTACCATTAAGATAGGTAAACATGCTCTACTAAATAGAGGAAACCATATAGGACATGACACTACAATTGGAGATTATTTTAGCGCTATGCCTGGAGCCATAGTCTCAGGTAATGTTAAAATATATGATTTAGTATATTTAGGTACTAATTCCTCAATAAAAGAAAAAATATCAATTCATAGTCTTACTACTATAGGACTCAACTCAGGTGTGATTAAAAATATAGAAGAACCAGGCGTATATGTCGGTACTCCAGCTAAAAAAATAAAATAATGATTTCATTTATTATCCCAAGTTATAATAACTTACAACATTTAAAAAATGTTTATGCTTCTATCAAAAAACATGAACCCGAAGCTGAAGTGGTACTATTAGATGATGGTTCAACTGATGGAACATGGGAATGGGTACAACAACAAGATTGTATCAAATATAGAAGCGATAAAAGAATAGGTCATACTATTCTATATGATAAAGGTATAGAGTTAGCTACAAATAAAATAGTAGGTATATTACATGCTGATATGATTGTAGGACCTAACTATATTAAAAATTTATTAAAACATTTAAAACCACTTACTGTAGTATGTGGGACAAGAATTGAACCACCATTACATCCTGAAGGTAAAGAAAAAATTATTAAGGATTTTGGTCTTGATTTTGATACTTTAAATATAGATGCTTTTGAAAAATATTGTTTAGAAGCCCAAGATGAATATAAGGACCAAACAACAAGAGGAATGTTTGCACCTTGGATTCTTTATAAAGAAGATTTTCAATCAATAGGAGGACATGATCCATTATTTGCTCCTTTTCCTTATGAAGACTCAGATATATTTCAAAGATGGATTTTAAATGGATATGAATTAGTACAATCAAGAGATGCTTTTGTATATCATTTAACATGTAGAGGTCATAGATGGAATGAACAAATAGGTAAAGATGATGATTATTATAAAATAGTATCACAACGCGCAGCTAGAAATTATCTACGTAAATGGGGTTCATGGATTAAAAATGATGAATATCAATACCCAATTATACCTAATAAGTATGATATTGGTTTTATAATTAAAAACTGTGATCAACATTTATTAGGGATCTTAGAACCGTGGTGTTCAACTATATATGTTGACTGTGATTATGATTTATATATTAGAAATGAACAAGTAAATACTTCTTTCAATCTATCAGAACGTATTAAATCGTATCATAATATAAAACAAAATGAAATATTAATTGAATTTGATGCGTCTAAATTTGAAATAAATCAATTCAATATAATTCAACAGCTATCAGATATTATTAAAGACAATGGTGAGATAGGTACATTTGAGTTAGATAACTTAAAAATTATTATTTAATTTGGCAATCTAAAAATCTCTTATTATATTTAATACAATGGACATGGATTACAAAAAATATTATTACTACGCTCATGTAGATCCAAATAAAGAGGCATTAGACTTTATCACTACAGATAATATAGGTAATGCTACTTTTTATTTCTCATCATTAAAAAATCTAGATGCTCAAGAATTCTTAAAAATATACGCAATCGGAATAAAAAATGAATCTAAGTAATTTTGGAAATAAATTAAGAATTAGTCGAAATAAAAAATCTCAAGAAAAAGAGATATTTATTGACCTAATTAATACCTTAGAACACTGCTGGATCCGAACTAATTTTCTTCATGAAGACTTAAAGATAGATTTCTACAGTTATGATGAAGCATATTATAAAATGATTGAGGATCTTATTTTTCTAAAATATGGAGAAGCAGCCTCAGGTATAATTCTCTGGTACATTTATGACAGATTCAATGCAGATGGATCACTTTTAGGACTTGAAATAACATTTCCTAATAAACCTAAAAAAACATATTATTTAAAGACACCTTTAGATTTATGGAACTTAGTAGAAAAAGTATTAAAAATTAAATAAAAGTTATGAGTAGAAAATGCATTACATGTGGTATTGAAATTGACCCAAGACGAATCGCTATTTTGCCCCAAACACAAACTTGCACTCAGCACTCAACAGCTGAAAAGAAAGTAGCTGTGACAGTACAGAAAGGTGAAGGTGATCACACTTGGATTGAAACATATGCTGTTGAGAGAGAAGATTATGACCGAATGATGGAGATTGAGAAAAAGTGGAAGCAAACGACTACAAGTTCTCCTTTAACACCAATTATATCTACTGATGAAGATGAGGTTATACCAACAGTAAACGACTTTGAAACCGATGATAAAAATGAGGATGTAATTCCATTTGAAGAAGAATTAGGTGATTTTGAAGATGATATTATAGACGAGGAAGAATAACATGCCTAAAGCAAAACATCTCTCTAAAGACCAAGTAGTAATGGCTATGAACAAGACTAAGTCTGTTCGAGCCGCGGCCCGATACTTGAATGTTTCTTATATCCATATGAAAAAATGGATGAAGTTTTATAAAAATGAGAATGATGTTACTTTATTTGATGCTCATAAAAATCAATCAGGTAAAGGCATTCCTAAATTCTTATCAGAAAGAGGTAAAGAACCAGCACTACTTGATGTTATAGAAGGCAGAATTGATCCATCACATTTTAACCCTCAGAAAATAAAATATAGATTAACTACTGAGGGTTATTTAAAAGAAGAATGTTACAATTGTGGATTCCATGAGCGTCGAGTTACTGATTATAAAATCCCACTTATACTACATTTTAAGGATAAGAATAAACAACATTATAAATTAGAAAATTTAGAAATGTTATGTTACAATTGTTATTATTTAACTGTAGGAGAGATATTCACCAATAAACAAATTGAAGGTTTAGAAGATCATAAACCAATGAATGAAAGTCAGGTGGATTGGGAATTAGATGATTACACAATACAACGATTAAAAGAGTTAGGTTTAGATAATTCTCCTCCTCTAGATGATGGGAGTGAGTTTATAAGTCGAATCTAATATTTATTATCAAGATGAAGAAGAATAAAAAACATGAAGATGTTATAAATGATTATGATAAAATTAAGTCTAAACATTTAGATAATTTAGCTACTAAAATGTTAGCTAATGATGAGAAAATGAATAGACTTAAAGAAAAAAATATTAATACTAACTTTTTAGATTTATTTTAATATGGCTACTGAAATTACATTAAAAAATAGTGATGAATTTCAAGATATGGTTGATAGAAAAGATTTCGCTATCTCACAAGCAATAGTAGAATCAATATTGACTAATCTAAATTCACGTAAGAAGCATGTTCATGTACTATCAGTAAATTGTATTGATGATGGTTCCACATATGATATAACTTTGGAGCGTAAATATTTTATTGACACGTTACAAGAAAATCTACAGTTCTATGTTGAAAAAGAATTATATGAGAAATGCTCAGAAATAGTAAACGCAATTAACACCCTAAACGAAAAAACAAATGGCACTAAAAATCCAAACACAAAACAAAGTTAATAAACCAAGCAGAAAACGTCCTGGCATTCACTCAAAGAAAAAAACAAGCAAAAACAAAAATAGTAAAAACTATAAAAAGTTATATAAAGGACAAGGTAAATAAAATAAAACAAAGTTATGAGTAAAAATTCAGCAATCCAAACCTATGAGGCATCTAAAGCATATGCCCAGGCAGTAGAAAACAGACGTAAAAGATCAGGTAAACCACTCCCACAAAAACCAAAGTTTAAAAAACGTAATCCATCAGATTACGATGAAGAGTAATTACTTTGATATTATTCCAGATGAGTATTTGATACTCATGGCTCAACAATACTGGGGTAAATTAGAGCAATTTTGTATATTATTGACATTAGATATTGAAACTGAACAACAGGGGTTAAGAAATTAACCCCTTGTTTGGCTTTTGCAATTTTTGATGTTATATTTAGATATAAATAAAGGTTATGAGTGAACGTAGTTATTATTTCAAAGATGGTAAATATTATGTAACAGGAGGTATTATACCCCCAATAATAATTAACACAGCAAGTACATATTCTATTGTTCCATGGTGGATAGAAGTACCAATTGATACTACTTTAGATGATATAGTGTGGGTTAAAGAAAATATTGAATCAACACAATCAAATTCAATTGAGTTTAAATCAAGTTCAAGTAATGATATATATTTTGTTACTAAAAGATTGAATAAACATCATTGTACATGCCCTGGATATTGGAGAAGTAAAGATAGAGTTTGTAAACATATTAAACAAGTTATAAAAGAAAACACATTATGAAATTAAAAAAGACACCTCAAGATTATTTCTTCTACTTTGCAGCGGTAGTAGGAATTACAGTTATAGCTTTGCAATTTATCACTTTAATCTTAAATATTATAGTACAATGAAAACAGTAGGAAAAATTACTAACACGTGGAAGAAAGCACTCAATCAAATTGATAAAAATGATGTTGAGGGAGCAGTTGAATCATTAGATAAATGCCTATTGATTTTAGCTATGGCCACAGATGAGGAAGAGAAATTAGATGGTGTTAAAATTGACACTTGGAAAGTAAGAGTTTGGGTTAAATTAGAAGAATTAAATATTGTTCCTGAATATGACGAGTACATCTAAGAAGAAAAGAAAGAAAAAAGTTCATCCTATTACTCTAGATCCTGATTATAATCCATTCATTGTTATGAATGAACAATTACAGGTATGGACAGGTATAACTAATGGTGGTCGTACATTATTATTCTCAGATGATTTTGATGATGCGAAACCACTTGACTTTGATGTCCAATTTAGAACACTTAAACGTTTAACTATTGATAAATTAGAACAAATTTATATATGAAATTATTATATGGAATACTAATTGGATTAATAGCTCAAATGTTAACTTTTATCCAATTACAAGGTCGTTTTAAATATAATTGGATGAAGGATAATCCACATATTATGGTTTTACTAGGTATTCCTATTTCGTATTTGTTTATGGCCTCTGTTAAATTCATGGTAGAACATTTTGATGGTCAATTATGGCCTTCAAGACTAATAGGATTTGCTATAGGCACTATAATATTCACTATTATGTCTTTATATTGGTTCAATGAACATATTAGTATAAAAACATGGATGTGTTTATGTTTAGCATTAGGTATTTTATTAATTCAATTATTTGTAAAGTAATATGGCAGAAAAGAAAGGAAAAACAGTCAAATTAATTTATGACTTCCCAACTCAATTAAGCACTGAGGTATTTGAGAATGATGATTGGACTAGAGCTACTTGTAATCGTTTTAGAAGTTTTAATGGTCCACGTCGAATAATGAAATTTGATAGTAAAAATGAACCATTTTATGAAAATTATAAGGGTCCTGTTTTTTTATTTGAAACCAACATTGTATTAAAAGACATGACTAAAAAAGGATATGTCTATGCCAATGACATTATGCCTAAGAGAATTGTAAGACCAGGTGAAAATCATTATTTTGAAGACTCTAAAATCGATAAGTCACAGTATATGTATAAGTAGATGACTCAAGAATTAACATATCACTTTCACAAAGTAATTAAAGTAATTAACTCATGTAAAACTGAGGAACATTTACTTGGTGCTAAGTGTTTAATGATTAATTTTGCCAATTATTGGAGTCTAAAAATAGAAAATAAAGTACTTATAGGTTATGTCAAGTATTTAAATGTTGTGTTTAAACATAGAAAAACCATTGTTATTGATAGTGAATAAAATAAGTTTGGCCTCCTGAATATCTTTTATTATATTCAGAAAATAAATTTAAACAACATGGGACAAAAAAATAAAAATACTATCAATGGGTTATCAGAACGCCATGTATCTCAAATAATTAGACGTAACATGATTCAAAGAACTGAACCTAATAGTAAAGCGTATAAACGAGAAAAGTACCGTTATGATAGAGAGGAATATAATAAATCTAAATAACACTCCATACCAAATCATCAGAGATGTTTGGGCTGGAAAATTCATAGATAATGTTAATGGTGGAAAGATATTAACTGACCTTATTGAGTTATGGAAAGAATATACTGAAACTGATTATGTTTACCAAAATGGTGAACGAGTATTGTTTTTAAAAAATATAGTTGAACCAGAATGGTTCGAAATAGAGGATACAAATGAAACAGAACAATTACAACCCGAATCACATACTCCTTAGAAATTATACTCTAAGTGGTGAGATAGATGAAGTCACATCTAAAGATATAATTGATTTTATATCTATGGTTAATGATATAGATTCAACTATTGAACCATCAGAACGAAAACCAATTAATATTATACTTAATAGTATGGGTGGTTCAATATATGATGGATTTGCTATTATAGGAGCAATTGAATATTCACAAACACCAGTACATATTACTTGTTTAGGATCAGCTATGTCAATGGCTTTAGCTATTTTAGTTTCAGGTCATCATAGAATAGGACATTCCTTATCTTCTTATATGTACCATGAATGTTTAGATGATATTCCTTATGAAAAAATGTCTATTATTAAAGAAAATTTAGATGAAGGTAATCGTTTAATGGAAATGTATGATGATTATATTTTAAGTAAAACTAAACTCACTCGTCGTAAACTAAATAAAGTAAAAAAAGATAAATCAGACTGGTACTTTGGAGCAGACGAGGCTTTAGAGTATGGTTTGATTTTCGAAATAAAATAAAAGTTATGTGGAGAATAAGAATGTTTTTTAGAAAAGTGAAAAACATGATTCGTTGGTTTCCTATTATTTGGAAAGACGAAGATTGGGATAGTCACTTCATATTTGAAATCCTTAAGTTCAAATTAAAAAATCAAGCCAAATATATTGATAATAGAGGTTTTCATACAAGAGCAAAACGAGATGCTGAGATAATGAATACATGTGTTCGTTTAATAGATAAAGTCCAAGAGGAGTATTATAACACAGAACATATTGATTATGAAGAAAGTAAGTTTAATTTTATTCCAATTGAAGGAACAACTAGTTCTAAATTAGAAATAGAATATATCTCAGATAATTTAAATGATTATTTTAACAAGTACCCACTTGTATATAAAGAAGCAGTGTCCCAACATATTCATGAAAACCCAGATAAACATAGAATAGCTATGTATATGTCTCGAATCAATCATGATCGAGCACGTAAATTACTTTTTAAAGTAATGGAAAGAAATATTGAGCGCTGGTGGGATTAATTTGGCCTCTTAAAAATCAGATATTATATTTAAGTATAATAAAAAATAAATAAAATGTTCAAATTATTAATTAGTGTTGTAATGTTGGGACTTATATTCATAATAGGATATATTGCGTTCCGATTAATTAAAGAAGCGTTAACACCAAACGCATTTATACCTCCACCACATACAAATGCTAGTATAGATGAAGTGATTGAAGAATTGGAATTTAAGGTGATGAGAGCTGAACTTCAAGCAGAAAAAGGAATCAAATCAGCTGAAGAAACACTTACTTATCTTCAATCAGAATTAGCGAAAGCAAGAGAAATCAAAAATAAATTGTGATGGTAGAATTCTCAGGATATAAATGGCGTACAAAACAACCATGGGGTGATTTTCACCCAAATGATTCATTTTGGTGGTATGACTCAGAATGTGTTGATGTAACTGATGGTATTTTAAGACTTCAAACTAAATACCATTATAGAGAGGCTACAGTTAATGGAACCACTATTCATAAAAATAAAATTGGAGTTGGTTTAGTATCATCTGAGAAGCCATTCACTTATGGAACATTTGAAGCAGATGTAATGTTACCTATGGGTACAAGTTTATTTCCTGCTTTTTGGTTATACGCTACTAAAACTTGGCCACCTGAAATTGATATATTTGAGGGTTGGAGTCGTAAAAGTGGTTTATATACTTCAAAATATATTCCTTATTATAGTTTAGCTTCTAATGTTCATTATGATGTAGCCCCTAATAATAAAAGTATTAAATCAAAATCTCACATGATGTGGAAACGATTTGATAGAGAATATATTAATTTTAAGTTAGTTTGGTCTCCAGATGAAATTTCTATATACTATAATAATAAATTAGTGAGACAAGTAACTGACAACAATATCTTAAAATGGTTTAAAGATATAGAGATGTGGGTTATTTTTAATAACGGAATTGAAAAAGAAGAGGATTACACTAATGACTCAGTCATGTTAGTTAAAAATTTTAAATATACAAATATATGATAACAACTATGTTTTTGATTGGAGTGTTTATGTCACTAGCGGGACACTTTAAAGGTAGATTAGATGCATTAGTAGATGAAGAGGTAAAGGATTTAGAATGGGATAAAAAATATGATCTTACTAAATCTGGAGAAAATAAACATTGGTGGTATTTTGGTTTATACACTCCTAAGTTTCCTGAGAAATTTCCATTCAGTACAACGGCTTTAGTATTTTTAACTGATAAGTGGCATCGTACTCAGTTTTATATGCTTAGATCGTTTTATTTCGCTTTATCCATTGCAATATCAAATGATATATTCACTATTTTAATATTCACTTTTATTATATTTCCTGTTTTGGTAGGAGTGTTTTTTGAGTCATCTTACCAAAAATATAGAGAAAAATTAAAGAAACAATACAAAACAAAATCTACACCTTCTTACACACCACAAAGTGATGAACCAAACGAAGAAGAACAAATAACAAGCATACCCGAAAAACAAATAACAGATGAACTTCATTAAATGGTATTTTAGAAACTCATGGTTTCACCTCTTAGTCCTAATCAGTGGTTTAATTTATATGCACACTTGGGAACCACAATTAGATAAAACAGTAGGATTATATTTCTTTTCAATTGTGTTAGGAGTCCTTACTGTAGGAAAGTTTTTATATTTTAATAAAAATGTAAAATAATTTTCAAAAAGCATATGAAATATAAAGTAAGAACATACTTTCACAAAACAACCAATGATTGGTTTTGGCAAATAGCTCCTATACCTTCACTCTTTATCACCCGCAATAAACAAAACTTTATTGAAACAGGTGTATATGGTGATTGTTGGGTAGTATCAATTAGTTTTTTACTTTGGGATTTTGGAATTAAAATAGAACAAGATTATGATATCAGATGATTTTCAAATTGGACCTAATGGTGCTTATGAGCATGTAGGTAATAATTTAGATTTACAATACCAATTGCTCCTTCAAGACATTCTTGATAATGGAGTAGAAAAGAAAGATCGTACTGGTACAGGTACAATATCAGTATTTGGAAGACAAATCAGACATAAAATGTCAGATGGGTTTCCTTTACTCACTACTAAAAAGATGCCATTCAAAACAATTACAACTGAATTGTTATGGTTTTTAAGAGGTGATACTAATATCAAATACCTTGTTGATAATGATTGTCATATTTGGGATGGTGATGCTTATAAGAATTATTGTAAAAAAGTTATTCGTGATAAGGATATTGTTCATTACTTAAAATCATACTCTGTTGATACAAACGGAGTACCAACTATTGAACCCTACTCTAAAGATGAGTTTATTGAAAGGATAAAAAATGATACAGAGTTTGCTAAGAAGTGGGGTGAATTAGGTCCAATATATGGTAAGCAATGGAGAAGTTGGGGTAGAAAGAATGTGACTAATTATGACTTAAAAGATCAACGACCTTAAAACAAATCCAGACTCAAGACGATTAATGGTTAATGCTTGGAATGTAGGTGAATTAGACCAAATGGTTCTTCCACCTTGTCATTATGGATTTCAAGTTTATACGAGAGAGCAAGACAGACAACGATATATCTCTTTAATGTGGAATCAGCGTTCAGTAGATACATTCTTAGGTTTACCATTCAACATTGCTTCTTATGGTTTATTACTTATAATGATTGCAGATGAAATGAATATGGTTCCTGATGAGTTGATTGGTAACTTGGGTGATGTACACTTATATTCAAACCACATTGACCAAGCTAAAGAACAAATAACTAGAACACCTTATGAACTACCTAAAGTAATAGTTCAAGATGGAATCTATTGTTCGTCAACTAATGATGTCATTTTAGAGAATTATCAATCACATCCCGCAATTAAAGCACCTTTATCAAATTAATCAATATTTATTAATATGATACGATTAATTGATTTATTAAACGAAGTAACAAATCCATATTCTGTAAAATGGATTAACCCAACTCAAGAATACTTTACACAAGAGTTAAGTGAATTGTTAGGGAATGAGATGAGATTTTCAAAAGAGGAGTTTTTCCATCCACAAAATTATGATTCAATATATTCAATATTATCTCATACTTTTAAAATGATAGCAGAACACTCCAAAGGTTCAAATATTAGCAGTACTAAAGAAATTAAAGATATCCTAATAAATAAAGAGATTAATGAATTGATGAATGATTGGGATAAATTTAGACATGTTCTAATGAAAGATAGTAAAGCTAGAGTTGAGGCTTTAAATTTATTTAAAATGGGAAGAATGGAAGATTGGAATGATGATAAAATAAATAAAACTTTTTATATGGGTAACTTTAACAAAATTTCCCCAAATATGGTTAAAGATACTACATCATCTGGTCTTATGAAACAGATGAAAAATGATAAAGGTAAAACTATTGCAAATTTAAAAGGATATGAAAAAAATATCCAAGATTTTAGAACTGAAAGAAGTAGAGAATTACCACCACCATTTGTTATGAAATTAAAAACAGGTGGAAGAGATAATAATGATTATACATTAATAGGTGGTCATAAAAGATCAACTGTTGCATTACAACTAAATCTACCAATTACAGCTTGGTTTATAGATTTATCAAATTAACCAATATTTATTATAAAATATAAAACATGAAAAAATCAGAACTAAAACAAATCATCAAAGAAGAGATTCAAAAAGTCTTAAAAGAAAATAATACAGCTAAAACTGGTACATATGAGATACAATATATAACAGATGATGCTGGTAATAAACTATACTCAGTGTATTTAGACGGAGAGCAATTTGGTGATAGGTATTCCGGAAGTGGTACAATCCCAAGCGGTTATAAGGACACAACTCCTACAAATGTTTTAAAAAAACTACTAGGGGATAATTATTAATATTAGGTAATATATCTTTTGATTAAAGTACCTTTATCCAATTAATTAATATTTATAGTTATGAAAAAGTTATTAGTAATTTTATTTAGTACATTAGCACTTAACACATCAGCACAAGACGGTTTAGCTAGATGGATTGATACTGATTCATTAGATGTATTTATCAGTGTCTATAATTCACCTACAAACACACGTGTTGGGATAGCAGATTTATTTTTAGAAGAAGCTAAACAAGATAAATTTCAAGCTTCAACTTATAAAATCATTATTGATGAAGCCATAGTCAAATGTGAAACATTTATCATCATATCAGAAACATATATTTTGTTTGATATTTATGTAGATGAAGTTATTTACCCAAATGGCACTATTTACACTGCAACCAGACATAAAAAACCTTCTGGCCCTATAGACTATAACAAATATTAATTAAATCAAAATGAAAAAGTTATCCACCCTATTTTTAATTTTAATATTAGCTTCATGTACTCCACTTGAGTGGGATGATGCTATTAATAATGCCAATGATCAAATTATTGATCAAATATTAGTTGAAAATACACCTCCTATCCTACCTCAAAATATTCAATATGATGAGAATGGAAATGTTATTCCTGATTTTGTTCCTGCTGTACAACCATTTGTAAATGAAGCCTGTAACACTGCTTGGGATAATCTATCTGCAATTGTAGAACCAAATGGCTCAGTAATTTATTTTATTAATTTACCTGACTACACAGCTGACTCAACAGATTATGATAAAGATAGATTCACATTCATCTATCAAGTTAAGAATCCATGGTTTGGTCAATTCCCAGAAGAAGAACCATATACAATGCTACAAGTGAATTGGTATATGTTACCAATAGATGATTATGGTAGTTTGACTTGTTCTGGTTTACAAGAAATTAGAATATGGGTTTATGATGAATTGACAAATAGGTACTTTATGAACAGTCAAGTAGTATGGGCAGCTGTGTTATGTAATGGTCAAGGTGATTGTACTCAAGATTACACATTTGATCAAATCGAATATACTCCTTATCAATCAGGATATCAACATTTACAAGCAGGTTCAATAGTTAACTATTAATCAATATTTATAAATAAAATAATATGAGTAAAGATTTCAATGTGTACAAGTGGAGACGTGACCAACTTAATGAAGAGTTAAATAAGTATCAAAAATATCCTAAAAATAAAATAGGTGAATTTGAGTATGCTTATTTACCTAAAAAAGAATTTGGTGGCGGTGTTGAATTATATAAAACATCAGAGATAAACTTTAATACAATACCAGATGAAATAACATTCACAGGTGAACAATACTCAGAAAAAACTAAAAAATCAGTACCTATATTTTTATTTAAATGGACTGATTATGAACGACCAGAAGTAGACCCAACTGGTGGTTTAACATCTGATGAATATAATAAAACATCAGATCGTTATCAAGGAGATTAATATAAAGCTTGGCCTTCGGGCCATTTTTTATTATATTAAGTTATAAAATTAATAAATTATGAAAAGATTACTTATGTTTGTTACATTAGTAGTAACATTATGTTTGTTCACTAGTAGTAGTAACCCTGAAGAAGAAGTTATCACTACACCAGCACAACGTTTATACACAGCTATAAATCACTTTGCTGAACAATATGAAGTACCATTGTATATTGCGTATAATGTAGCGTGTTTAGAGACAGGTTATCGTGGACCATTCCATGAAACCTATAATCATAAACAAACATCTAAAGCAGGTGCTGTTGGAGCGATGCAAATTATGCCTCAATATGCTTCACATTATGCTGGTTTTAAGGTGAGTAAAGCGATGTTAAGGGACTCAATCGAGTTGAACGTGGAAATATCTATGAAGATGCTTAATGAGTGGTATAAGCGTTATAAACGTTGGGACAAAGCAACAGGAGCATATAATACTGGAAAACCAATTATAAACAAGTATGCTAAAAAAGCTGTAATTGAGGATTTTTATTTAACACGATGGATCAAACCTGATACATTGATTATGAAAGTGGATACAACACTAACACAATCCGATTCAATATTTCTAGTACAAGAATAATAACTTATTTGGCTTTATCCAAAAACGATGTTATATTTAGATATAAATAAAAATTAAGGTTATGACAAAATTAATTGCACTTAAAGACAATTTCACACTTCAAATTATTCCTGATACTTGGGAAAAAGATATCAATGTATGTTTGATTGATGAAGTGAATGATACAGTAACAAAATTAGCTACTTGGAAGGGAGGTAAATGGACTTCTGAATCACCAATTGGAATGGGTAAGATGTTTGATGTTATTAAACATTATCCTAAAGCTAAACGATTGGTTAAGGAAACATTTAAGGAATTAAAAGAATCAGCTATTCCTCAAACTAAAACAATTACTCGTACTTGGAATTGTTTTCATAGACGTGTTAATGTTAAAATTCATAATATAGTAAAATAGTCAGGTGGCTTAACTGATAAAGCACTTAACGATTAATTAGGGGATGCAGACTCAAATTCTGCCCTGACTTAAGACCTAGGTAACTAGGTCTTTTTTCTTTCATATTTATAATAAAATGAAAAACTGGATTAGAAGAATACAACTTTGGGATTTTGTTTGGAGTTTTCCGTTATCAATGATTTTATTCTATGGTTATGGTTACCTTCAAGAATTAGCATTTAATGACCCATTTTACTCAACTGAGTGGATTCATAAAACTATGTTAGCAGCTGTTATAATGATTCTTGTTAATGGAATAATACAGGCTGGAATGTGGTTTAATTTTAGAGGTATTTATAAATACTTTTACTCAAAAGATTCTCCAATCAAAGATGACTTTAAAACAATACCAACATGGTTAAAAATATATTCATTCTTATTTATTTACTTTCTTCAATTTCTTGTGTTCGTCCTAATATTCAGGGAGATATAAATATAGAGGCTGGATTGATTAAAACTGAAGTTGATTCAGATGAGATAGAAGAGGAAGAGGAAGTGGAAGAAGATTCATCACCTTATTTATGTCTCATGGATGAAAGTGAACAATTTATAGGTGTGACTGAGAAAGGAGGTAACAACCAAAATTTTACTGATAGAGAATTAAAACAATTATTAGTAGATGCTGGATGGAGACCAGGACAAGCTTGGTGTTCATTTATGGTTAAAGGATTATTAGATCATTGTAACATACCAAATAAAGTAACAGGTTGGTCTCCAACCTCTTATAATAAAAAGGATGTTATTTTTACTGATAATGAATTTAAAAAAGAATATGAAGATGATGATGTCCTAGTGATGAGTTTATCTTATAATAAATTCAAAGATGTTAAATCAAGATATAAAGCAATTGGACACACAGGTATAGTAGAGAAAGTTAGAGAAAAAAATGTTATTACTAGAGAAGGTAATACAGGAGATGATGGAGGGAGAGATGGAGATGGGTTTTATAAAAAAGTTAGACCGTTAACAAACAATTTACACATAACAAGATATGGAATTAAAAATTAATGTTTTTCGTTTAGTAGCTTTTGCTGCTCTAATCATTACAATTATAATAGGAATATTTATTCTGAGACATCAGAACAATGCTATTAGAATATTAAATGATGTAATTATGCAAGAACAATTAGATGATTCATTGCAACAAGCAACTGACTCAATTAAGTTCAAACAACTACAATTAAAAACATTCTCTGACTCAATGGCGACTGCTAAGTTGTATAGAGATAGAGAAGCAGAATTAATTAAAAAATTAATAAAGAAAAAAATAATTAAATATGAAGACATCATTAAAGAGCTTCCTAACTCTGATACTGCTACTAGGGACAGTATTTGGAAGTCAGAACTTACTAAGCCAGAGCAACTCATCAAGTGATACTACTAGGTTTAAATCTTTAGTAGATACAACAACAGTATTAATGCCTGATACTGTTGATATTGGTAGAGTATTAAGGGTGATTTATAAAGATCAACCTGGTGTGTTCTTAACCAATGAACAGGAACTTATCACATTAGCTAAGTTTCAATGGAAAGAAATTTATAAACTCCAAGCCCAAGACTTTAGATTTGAAAACTATAAGCTAAGAGTTGATTTAAATGATGCTAATAAAGAACGAGACAGATATAAGCAAGAGGCTGAAGACGCTCAAAAAGCCCAACTAAGACAAAGTAAGTCTTATGAGAATGCTAAGATAATGTTGGATGCTAAAACTAGAGAAAACGCTGTAAATGAGTCATTAAAGGTTCAATTTAAGAAAGAGTCTCGAATATATAAAATATGTACTTATGCCTTGATGGGTGTTGTTACTTATTTGGTAGTAGCAAAATAATATAAAATTACATACATTTCAATGAAAAGCTTGGCTATGCCAGGCTTTTTTGTTATATTCAGAGTATGATAAATAATTTTGAACAAATAAAATCAATGTTGAAGTTTGAAGAAGATTATTATTTCTACTTCATTCAAATCATTCAACGTAAAAAAGAGATACCTGAGTTAGGTTCTAAAAATCGAATTATTCGTTCTTATATGATTTCTAGTTTAGAAAAATTAGAAAAGAATGAAGCTGAAATAATTCAAATGTGTCAAATGTTTAATGCTCGTGCTTACATTCATTTGAATAGACGTAAGTGGAGTAAGATTAATATTGAATGTTTGAGACACAATGTGGAATTGATTAGGAATGAACAACATGATGGAATTAAATCAAGTTTAGAAACAATTATTGGTCGTTACAATTGTGAACCTAAAGGTGAGAAAACATGGATTGTTGATATTGATGATGATGGAAATCCAAGTCCACTAATGATGGCTTTTATTGATTATGAGTGTGAACCTAAAGCTAAAGATGTTAGTGATGGTAAATGTATAGCTATTATACCTACTAAAAATGGTTTCCACTTAATTACTAAACCATTCAACTCTCAAACATTTAAAGAAAAATATCCTGAAATAGAAATTCATAAAGACAATCCAACAGTACTATATATACCATGATAAAAAAATTAATAACATTAACCCTAATATTAACGGGTTTAAACGTCTACAGTCAAATTTACATACCAAATTCGTTTACCCCAAATAACGATGGGTATAACGACTATATAACGTTTTATACTCAAGATACATTAACTGTGTTTGAATTCACTTTATTTAATAGGTTAGGTGAAATAGTATGGTTCACTCAAGATTGTAATGCTAAGTGGGATGGGGGTGATGATTATTATGCGTGATGAGATATAGGGTTTATAGAACTGACCTATATAAAATTAAAAGAGGAAATATTACTTTAATAAGATAGATTTGGCCTCTTAAAACAAAGATGTTATATTTAGATTATGAAATTAAACACATTATACAAACGCGCCACTAACGGTAAGATAGTGGAACACACAATTGAAGTTGAAAATAACTGTTTCAGAACAATATCTGGTTATACAGATGGGATCAAAACAACTTCAGAATGGACCTGTTGTTCAGGTAAGAACATAGGTAAGAAAAATGAAACCACACCTAATGAACAAGCAATGGCTGAAGCAAAGGCAATGTGGACAAAACGAGTTGAATTAGGTAATTTTGAAAACATAAACGACATTGATAATGAAGTTTATTTTTCACCTATGTTGGCTCATAAATGGGAAGATCGCAAAGACAAAGTTAAATACCCTGTATTTAGTCAACCTAAACTAGATGGTATTAGATGTATTGTTAGAGCAGATGGGATGTGGTCTCGTAATGGTAAGCGAATTATTTCAGCACCTCATATTTTTGAGTCAATGAAACATTTGTTTGATAAGAATCCAGATTTGATTTTTGATGGTGAGTTGTATGCTGATAAATTTGCAAATGACTTTAATGCTATTTGTTCATTGGTTAAGAAAACTAAACCAACAGCTAATGATTTAAAGAAAAGTGCTGAGTCAATTCAATATCACATTTATGATTTGCCAAGTTGCAGCGGTGTGTTTAGTAAACGATCTGAAGAATTGTATAGTTTAGATTTACCTAATTGTTGTAAACGAGTAGATACTCATTATGTTATAGATGAAAGTTTATTAATAGATCTGTATAGCGCATATGTTAATCAAGGTTATGAAGGTCAAATGATTCGTATTGATGAAGAATATGAAAATAAACGTTCTAAATCACTTCTAAAACATAAATCATTCATTGATGAAGAATATACTATTCTTGATGTAGAAGAGGGTGTTGGTAATAAAACAGGTATGGTTGGTTCGTTTGTATTTGAAAATAAAGATGGTAAACAATTCAATTCATCACCTAAATTTAATTGGGAAGAATGTACTGCAATGTGGAATGATAGAGCTAATTTGATTGGTAAGTCAGCTACAGTTAAGTACTTCAACTTAACACCAGATGGTGTTCCACGTTTTCCATATGTAATTAAAATTGATAGAGAAAGTTATGAGTAAAGAAATTCTAAAATACTTAGAACAAGGTATTAGTATTGATGGTAACCCAAAAGATGGTTATACAGTCTTTACAATTAAAACACAACATTTTAAAATTTCATCATTAGATGAACTTAGTGTTGAACGATTTGAAAAAGCTATTTCTGATTTTAATAAGAGAGAAGAATTAGAAAATCAATTATTATTAGAAATAGAACCAGTTCACGATTTAGATTGGAGAGGTTTTATTGATGGAAAATATGACAATCCAAAACAATAGAAAGTTATGAGTAAAACAATATTTTTAGGAGACACACACGGTCGTAATATCTGGAAAGATATTATTCGAAATGAAATTCCTGACCGAGTAGTATTCATAGGTGATTATTTTGATAGTTATGATAAGAGTCTTACAGCGGCTGTACAAATGTATAACATGCTAGACATTATTGACTTTAAAAAACAAGGTACAATAGCAGAAGTAATAATGCTTATAGGTAATCATGATTACCATTACTACCCAGGAAACTCTCAATACTCAGGTTATCAATGGGGAGCGGCACCCGCAATTAATCAACTGCTTTATGAAAATAAGCATCACTTACAAATGTGTTATCAGTTAGATGATATTATATGTACACATGCTGGGGTTGGATATGATTGGCTTGTTAATCAAAACAAGTATAATGAGAATGGTGAAACCACAATAGCAGATTTCATCAATGACTTGTATGACAATAAACCTCATTTATTTGAGTTCTATGGACGTGACCAATATGGTGACTCTAAGACACAAACACCAATTTGGATTCGTCCATCGAGTTTAATGAGCGGAAATAAAGATACATTCTTGAAAGAACAATACATTCAAATTGTAGGTCATACAAGTGTAGATACAATTGATATGGGTAAAGCAACTGGTGGTCGTTATTACTTTATTGATGCACTTGAAAAAAATCAAGAGTATTTGATTTATGAAGACGGAGTGTTTAGTAAAGGTACAATTTGGAATCAAGTAAAAATAAAATAGGCCTTCGGGCCTTTTTTGTTATATTAAAATAAATTAAGGTTATGAAAAAGATATTTAAATACCCACTTGAAACAATAGACACTCAATTTGTTGAGTTGCCTTTAGGAGCTGAAATATTAACTGCTCAAATACAAGGTGACCAATTGTGTTTATGGGCTATGGTAAATGCATTACCTGAGGCTATTAAGAAAAATAGACGTATTGAGATTATAGGCACAGGCTATCCAGTACCTACAGGTGAATTAAAGTATATTTCAACATTTCAAATAATGGATGGTTCATTAATATTCCATGTCTTTGAAAACATCTAAAATAACTACTTCTGCTAAAGATAGGTTTGTGAAGGGATTAATAATGGCTTTACATAGTGAAAATATTATATTAAGTGAGTCAGAACGTTCTTTATATGAGTTTATTCTATCTCATAAAAATGTAGTGAATAGTAAAGTAATTTGGTCAAATCGAAGGACTAGAGGAACATATTGGTACTTATGGGACCTAAAGAAACATTAAAATAATTATAAAAATTGATCAAAAATTCAAATGTATAATGATAAACAATATCATACTAGACGTTTAAAACCACTTAAACCCGTTTTAAATCCAACTTTATACCAATTTGTATTATGGACTACAAATCAAAAATGGGGACATACAGTTAAGTATATTCAAAAAGATGGACTTAAAGTTGAATCACATTGGTACTATAAGTTATGGAAACAATAAATAACAAGACATGAAATCAAAAGAAGAAATAGACCAAGAAGAACATATCAAGTTCCAACAAATAGGATTTATACTATCAGAACACAATAAAAAACAAAAACAAATACAAGAACCATTCTTGAAACGTTTATTGTTAAATATAGAACAATGTACTAAACCAGAACAAGAACTATATAACTTTATTTATCAAAATTGGTTATGGTGTATGCCTGTTTTTAAACATAAACAAGGACAAAGTGCTCCTGATAGACAGATATTAGTAGGTTATAGAATAATAAATAAAGAATTTGTAATAAAACATATACCTAATTTTGCACCCTAAATTTGAATATTGGTTAACAAAACAAAAATATGCTCAATTTAGACCTTATTTCCGTAGTCCAAGTTACTGGATGATTTATGATGTGAAAGTAAATCACTGGATGATAATACATGAATTAAAATCACAAATTATAGACTATAATTGGGAAGAAATAATAAGCAATGAATGGAGAGTTTAAAAATGAATAAAGATTTTATAAATAATTGGGTGATACCAGAGTGGATAAAACGAGGACGTTTAGAAGTATTATTTAATAGGAATAATGTTCAAGATCCTAAAAATTGGTTTATGAGAATGTGGAGTGAAGGAGATTATTGGGAACCAAATAGAAAATATATATTTAGTCAAACTAATGATGATGACGATGATGATGGATTACCATTTTAGACAATGGCTTGAGGAGCAGGAATATTTTCCTCTAAAGCGTGAATATACATTTATGTTACTTGAGACATGGCCTCAGACATGGGGAACACCAGCTGGTATAAGAAAAGTTAAAGATACAATTAGGAAATGAATGAAAACTTTAAACAGTGGCTTGAACAACAAGAATATACATTAACTATTACAGGAATTCCATACATGTGGGACGAAGTAATGTATCATACAGATCAAAATAATAGACATGAAGTAATATATAGAAGAGAGTACACATGGGGACTATGGAGGAAAATGTATGAACAAAGACTTTATAAAATGGCTTAAAGAACAAGAATATGCTTATAACCCACAACCAAGAGAAAAAGGATGGATAATATGGGAAGTAAATAGAAACATGTTATTAAATTCAGAATTAGAATATGTTAAACATATAAAACAACATAAGTGGAAATGGGAGGGTATAGTGAGTATAGGAGGACCAGGTAGAAAAAATAAGTAGGATGAATAAGTATAAAGGTGAATTTCATAGGTGGATAATAGAGGAATGGGATAGGAAGAACAGGCCGGAGGTGTGGGTGACGGGGAATAATAATTGTAGGTTGTGGGAACATAAATGTGGAAGGTTTTATGTACATAATTGTGACAAACCTAAATAATATGTGACATAGGGAGAGCAAGTAAAGTGTAGGGGGAACGGGTAGGTGACAAACGTAGGGAGAACGGGTGGTGTATGGTGTTCGGGAGATTAACCCACCCACGCACCCCCTCCAAGCTTTTCTATATATAAGAGATATAAGTATATACAACTCCTATGCAAAATAGTTTGGCTTTGTAGGGAAAACAAGCTATATTACATTAGGGAAAACAAGCAGAGAAAACAAGTAGGGAGATTAAGTAGGGAGATTAAAATAAGTTTGGCTTTTTTAAATAAGCTTGTTATATTTAATTAAATAAAAAATTAAGGTTATGATAGAATTTGAAATGTACACACCAGAAGGTAACCAAGCCTGTAATGAAGCTTTGGAAAACATTAAAGCTATTATTAATGGAGACAAATTTATTCCTGAAAGAGAATTTTGGAAAATTTCAGAAACAGAAATAAAAAAAGTAGCTTCTGTTCATCGAGAGGTTTACGACACAGAACCAAGATGGCATTTTGAAAGACTACTTAACAAAGCGCTTGAGGAGAGAGGATACGGATACAAAGCCGACCTTTAAAACCAAAGGCGCCTATCTTTTTTAACATAAGGGTTTGAGTTTCAATTAATACTAACTTCAGTGACTTTCCGGATCTGCCGAGTGTGTCGTCTTCGAAATTGAAATTCTATTATACATATATTGAGATAAAACTTCTTTGACCTCTTGTTTGGCCTTGTGTTACATATTTGTTATATTCAGTCATAATTAAAAAACACAAATATGAAAGAGTTAAAAAACATTTTAAAAGAAAAGGGGTTTGATTTAGTACAAATTAAATCTTATAATAAAGAGTGGAAGAGAGTATATGTTGGGGGAAATTATTTATATAAAAAGGCTATGAAAATAGCTAAAAAAGAAGGTTATATTGTGAATATATATGTTAATGCAAATATGGATAGTTTTATAGTGAAGGTGGGTTAAAACCCCCTTTCCTGTTTTGTTTGGCTCTGTATAGTCTGTTTATTATATTCAGTCATAATTAAAAAATTAAGACATATGATAAAATTAAATGAAAAGACAAAATCAATGGTTGATAAAATTATTGATGGGATTAAGAAAGGTGATATGAGTATTGGATTTGGTTATGATAAATTTAGTAATGGATTGAATGGAAAGGCTTTTACTTATTATATTAATACTCTTTTAGAGTTAAATATGATTAAGATAAATAATAGAGGAATGTTGATTGAGAAGAAAAGACAAGTGTGGAAGTAGGTTTGGCCCTGTGGGGTCCATTTGTTATATTCATATATAATTAAAAAATAATAACACATGACAGTACAAGAATTAATTAACAAGCTCCAAAAAATTAAAAACAAAGATTTAGAAGTTGTAGTTAAAGGTTCTAGTCCAGATGGGGATTGGGAGTACCACAACATTATTGAAGGAGCTAAATCAGGCAAATTTTGGGACGATTGTGAAGATGAAGAAGTAAAAGCATTTATAATTGATGCAGGTACTTTTTAAAATAATAAATAAGGGGTCCAGCATGTAGAACTGGACCCCTTGTTTGGCCTTGCCAAACACGTTTGTTATATTCAGCTATAATTAAAAAACACAAATATGAAAGAATTTGAAGGAGTTATTTGCAAAAACAGAGTTGAAATGAAAGAGTTAGCTACTATAGCTAAAGAGAAAGGCTATAAAGTATGTAGCTTATTATTTGACAAGCCTAAATATAAGAATATTATATTTTATAGTGGTGAGTTTTGTGACGCCGCAAATTGGGCTATTAAGACTCCAATTTCAAGAGAGGAGTTTTTAGAGAGGTTGTAGTAATGTTTGGCCCTGTGGGGCCCTGATGTTATATTCAGCTATAATTAAAAACACAATATTATGACTTCACCACAAACAACACCAATTCAATCAGACTACAAAGTTTGGTTTAATCAAAAATCACCTTTTATAAAAGATTATTCATCTTATAATCTTAAAAAAGGAGATAAAGTAAGTATTTTAAATTGTTATAGAAATGACGAACCCACAAACTGCATTTTTATTAAATATGAAATTATAGAGCTTGGAACTGGGTATATTAAACCGTTTGGTCCTAAAAATTTTAAAAAGGCCAAACAAATAACTGCTATAGTAGAATATACTAATATTCATAATATTAAAATGAAGTGGCGAATATTAAAAGATGGTTACACAGAGTTAATTGAGGCTATTTAAGCCTCTTTTACCTCTTGTTTGGCCTTCGGTTTGAGTGATGTTATATTCAGTTATAATTAAAAACACACATATGAAAAAATTTAAAGTATCTGAGTACGTAACTGTAACTATGAAAAGAACTTATTGGGCGGAAGCTGAGAACGAAGAAGTAGCTTTAGAGATGATGATGAATGATAAGTTGGGATCAGCTGTTACTGAGAAAGTGTTAGATGAGGAAGTGATTGAATATGAAGTAAAGAAAGGAAGGTGGTGATATGTTTGGCCTCCCAGAAATGGGATGTTATATTCAATCATAATTAAAAAACACATACACATGGTAAAAATTATTAACAAAGGTTTAAGTGAAAAAGGTTCAAAGACAATGAAGACCTTCGATCCAAATACTGATATGGGGAATGTTCGTTTTTGTGATACTAGAGTACCATTAAGTTGGTTGAACTATGAGTTAAAAAAAGTATAAAGAAATTTAACCTCTTGTTTGGCCCTGTAGGGTTCATTCATTATATTTAGCTCATAATTAAAAATAATAACACACATGAAAAATTTAACAATGGTAAAAAGAGGAAAAGGTCGCCCAAAGAAATCACAACCAACACCTGTAGTGGAATTTGATCCTAAATCAGTTCAAATCTATAAGGGTTCAGAGTTGAAATTTAATGATTCAGTTTTCAGACCTATGAGAACAGGAACAATGATGGATGAGTTGTTAAGTGCGGATAAAGGTTTGATGCCTGCAGTTAATATGATCATTTGCGGAGGACCAGGTACAGGAAAATCAACTGTGGTACTGGATATGTTAGCTCGTTTAGGGAAATCAGGTAAGAAAGTATTGTTTGTTTCAGGAGAAATGGATGAGATTGGTCACTTCAAATACTGCAAACGAATGCCTCATTTTGCAACTGTACCAACTTTGTTTTTGAAAAATTATACTGAAACAGTTAAGGAAACTATGGAGTATGTTTTTGAACAAGGAGAATCAGCTGCTGAGTTATGGTTTTTGAATTTGCAAAGTCAAATCAAGAAAGGGGAGAATAAGTTGAAAAAATATACTACGTTCATTAATATTCAACAAGTTACTAAAGCAGGTGATTTTGCAGGTAGTAATAGATTGAAACATATGACTGAGTGTATGATTCACCTTGAAAGAATTAAAGATTCAGATTCTAGAAAAATATATTCTAGTAAAAATCGTGATAACAGTATCGACTTTCACCTCACATATCGTATAGGTTTAAATCAAATCGAATATAGTTTACCTGAAGCAGGGGATGATGAATAATCATCCACCTTGCGAGAAGGGGGAATATTTGTTATAAATTAAAATATGACCTCTGAAGAATCAAAAATTAAGAATAAAGAATATTATCTTAAAAATAAAGATAAGATAAAACAAAAGACCAAACTATGGAATGATAATAACCGTGAACAGGTATTAGAGAATAATAAGTTAATTAAAAAACGTAATTATGCTTTTTTATGGCGTTATCTAAAAATATTTGGTAAGTGTGTAGATTGTGGGATAACTGATGATAGAGTTTTAGAATTTGATCATATCAGAGATGATAAAGTAGATGGTGTTAAACGGTTAGCTGACGGGTTAGCATCATTAGAGAGGTTGAAGATAGAGATGAGGAAGTGTGAGGTAAGGTGTTGCAATTGTCATCGAATTAAGACCCAAGAACAATTAGGTTGGAGAAAAAATTGGGTTGATCATTGGAGAAAGTAATCATGTGTGTTTTAATTATAGACAGCTTGGTGCCTTAGGGCACCTTCTGTTTGGCTTTGTGGAAGAGTTATGTTATATTCAGGTATAATTAAAAAATAATAACAACATGAAAATTTCAGAATTAATTGAGAGTTTAAAACAATTTAAAAAAGAGAATGGTGATATGGAATTAGTATTGAGTGTCACCGACCACACTG